CAGTGGGGAGGGAAACGGTACGGGGAACAAACCCTGTGCTGGGAGCGTGTGAATGTTGTTGGGTCTGTCGATATATGGCAGTTCCGTGTGGTCAATGCCGTGTTGAAGGCGGTGTCCAGCCCATCGTTGGCTGTCCCGCCTGTGAGTTTGGCCGAGGAGGGGCGCGCGGGCGCCGTTGGGTCAGTCATGGCCCACACCGCGCTCGCTCCTATTGGGGAAGACCAAGCTCGAGTCGAAAAGAGACGCGTATTAGAGCACCTGTTAGGGGCTGATGTGCCACCGCAAGTTGCGGGGCCGATGGTTGGGGAGATAACCGTTGAGGGCATGCTCCAAGCCGTCGAGAATGATAAACCCCTGATTCAGCGCGTTCAGGATAGCGTCGAAATTGTGGAGCGCCACAACAAGAGAGTGGCTCGCATGTGGAGGAGTGAAACAATTTGGGAGTCCATATGTGAGTACTATCATTGGGTGATGGATCAGCCCCTAGTTCGACTCATAGTCATGGCGTGTCTTGGGTTGCTCGTAGGTGTGAGGATGAGCCTGCTAGTACTACTAGTACTTGGCCCTCACACCTGGGTCGTCATGACCCACCGGACTTGGAGCGGCCTGATTTTTGGCCGATCGAAAGCCCATCCCGCTGCCTGGGTTTATTTGCTGAGGTATGGACAACCTCGAACTCGGTGGCAGTGGGCTTGTCTAGTGTGCGACACAGCCTTAGAGTCGCTGATCGATACAACTTATATCGGTATGATTGCTAACGTACTTGGTGAGTTGGTAGTAGGTAATGGCCCCGTTGCAGTTCTCCACTTGATGTTCGGTGGAGCCTACGGGTTCATTGCACATCTGCTATACAACCACTGGGCTGTCCGTGACGGCTCACCCATTGAGGTGGAGGACGTGTGCAATCGAAGCCAGAAGTTGAAAGATCTTGACGACAAGGCTAGTGTTCAAGTCACAGTCTTTGACTGTGTGCCGAGAATGAGAGAACGCATTCTCGTGTTCTATGACCCCGAAATTATACCTGTAGTGGCACGGAGGTGTTCGTGCAACTTTCAGGTAGGCGTTAGGAATCGGGTGACTGCCCCCAAGAAAACGGAGACATCCGTCTTCTGGGAGCGAGCACGAGTAATTTGCCTACGCCGGGCGGTTCTCTTACCCGGCACCATGCACACAAAAGACAGGAAGTCTTGGCTTCATCGCTACCCTGTTGGGAAGCGCGAGGTGCTAAGACGGGCTGGAGAGTTCGAGTTTGTCGAGCGGCGGTGGACAACCGTCAGGGCCTTTTTGAAGGCCGAGAAACTAATGAAGGGTCACGTCCTTGAGTGGGCGCAGACCATGAGAGCACCACTGCAGTTCACGTGGGAACTCTTTGATCCGAGGGTGATAAGTGCACGAACCCCTGAGTATCAGGCCGTGTTTGGTCCATTTTGTGTGGCGTGTAGTGAGGCGTTGGCCCTTCAATGGGATGATCACAACGTTATCACATACGCATGCGGTATGAACACGTCCCAACTCGGGCAATGGCTGGAGCAAGTTGAGCTTACCGTCCGACAGCCGCACTTCATTGAGGCTGATGTGAGCCGGTTTGATGGGTCGTTGACCATCCCGGCTCTTAAAGCCCAATATCGTGCCATGGCTTGGATGGCTAAGCGAGGGTGGGTCCCCAATTTTGAGGTTGACCTTGCTACTTTAGCCTATGCCAAATGGGGTAAATACTTCGTCAAGGGTACTAGGAAATCAGGCAATGCTGACACTACTGTGGGCAATTCGTTGTTGTCAGCTATGCTATATTACACCACCTTTGTCGATGCATTCTCAATCGACCCCAGTGTCGAACACTTTAGGATCATTATCCTTGGTGATGACACCTTGATAGCCATCGATCGTGATATGGCTCAAGGTTATTTGGAAAGGTTGGCCGTGAACTCAGAACAAGCTGGGGTGAAATGTAAAGTACACTGGTTGCCTCACCACCGTATGACAACATTCTGTTCATGTCGAATATTTATGTTGCCTTTCGGTGGGTATCGAGCGTGTACTAAACCCGGGAGGATTTTTGTGAAGATGGGCGTTAGACTAGACCCTAATGGACATGATGACTTGTGGGTCCGAGGCTGCGCCTATTGTCTTGCCTCTGATGGTTTGTTCGTGCCTGTGGTGCGGGCTTTGGCACTCGTGGTCTGTCGTATCACGTTCGGGCGATTGTTCTCTTATGAGTCACTCTATGAGTTTTTGCAGGGTGATTTCAGGAGAGAATTAGCTGTGTATGATGGGAACCATGCTATACAGCGATCCAAGCCCTTATATCAGCCGTTGTGTGATGAACAATTTGTTGAGTTCGCCTTGACCTATGATGTGCCTATAAGCGAGCTCAGAATCACAGAAGACTGGTTATTAGGGCATCAGTTTCTCCCCATTTGTCTTGATCATCCTGTCATCCGTCAAATTGTCACAGTGGACTTGTGGGACGGTAAACGGGCGGGGGCGTTTGACGTCCCTACCGGGATAGGGGTCTAGACGACCACCCAGTGGGCGGGCAGCTTTATGGCAGGCAACTGCCGCAAAAACACTAAAAATTAGCTGCATTTACCGGATTGAGATTCCGGCGCTTCCGCTCTCAACGCGAGATTTCTGTCACAGGACTCCTAATCTCCATGCCTCGGCGAAAGTCAGGCACTCGAACCCGTGTGTTGCGACGGCCACGTGTTTCCCGAAAAGCTACGTCGCAAGCAATGGTGGTCAGGCGTAACCCTGTAGTGGTCTCTCGTGGAGGGCCTATGGTTGCACCTGCCTCTAAGGGCGTTTATCGGGCTAAAGGCACCGAGGTAATGAATGCTATGGTGTGCACCTTTGCCACTGCCTATACCGGGATGAAATTGTACAACATTGATGTATACCCGGAAGCAATTGGCCTTAGGGTCGGGATGTTGGCAAATTTGTGGGAGAAGTATATTGTCAACTCACTCGACATTCGTGTGGTGCTTGTCGGGCCATCTACTGATGACCTGGCTCTAATCCTGGCGTATGACCTCGACTGCATGGACTCAGATCCCCCGATGAACGCTGACGGCCTTCGTCAGTTGTCATCGTTTCAACACAATATGACGTTTTGCCATTCAGCTGGCTCTCCAAGGGTGTTGCACATCGTACCACGTGCCCCTCCGTCTGGTGGATATTTTACCAATGAGGCACAAGGTGTTGACCCTAGGTTTGTCTACGCTGGGCAGTTGTACCTGTATGTCGTGGCTCCACCCTCGGCGTCAGTGTACACCATTCAGACGTATTGTGATTATGACATTACCCTATTTGAGCCGCAGGTTCAGGCTCTACCGATGATTGGGGCACCGGGCAATTACAACCTCGACCCCAGTACTCAACCGCCTACCACAGCCAACGAGGGATTCTATCCAGTTTATGATGCTGTCCTTGAGGCTGCCACAGCTGCCGGACTTACAGTTCGAGAGACCGCTCCCCATCAATATGCTATTGAACTTTTGCGTGGGCGGTCATACTTTATCTCACTTCAGTACCGGCCAGCGGCAGGGTTGACCACTTCTTGTGGCTATGACTACACCACTTTGGTTGGTAGTGCCACTAAGACAGACACTTATAAGTCCTTAACTCAGTACAACGGGTACTGGTCTGTTCTGAACGAAGTGATCCATGTCACAGGTACCACCTTGCTTTATGCGAATTTTCTGGCTACGGCTTATGCCGAGTCAAGCACGGCTGCTTTTGCTATTATTATAGGACGTGCAGCGTGATCCTACTGTGAACTCGCC